AGCGAGCGGAGCGCCGAGGACGTGTCCGGGTAAGCCGGGGTGTTCACCGGCGCCACATCCACCAGCTGCACCGACAGGAGCCGGCGGCGGGGGAAGTTCTGCTCCGAGGTGTCCCAGTCGTCTTCCATGGTGCGGAACGCGAATGAGGACTTGCGGACGTCGCCGCGCTCGACGAGCTCGAGCACATCCGCGCGCGACTGGGGCGGGTCGACCTCGTACCAGAGGCCCGTCCCGTCGATCGACACCTGCAGCGTCCGGGCATCGGTCGTGCCGAGGAGCTGGTTGTCGTCGTGGTTGTAGCGGGCCATCACTCCAGGCCAGCCGTCGCCGCGGGACTTGTTGAACGCGGCGGGGTCGATCCACTCCACGAACCCACCGAGGTTCGAGGACTCCTTGTTGAACATCGCGGCGTAGCCGGCGATCTTCTTACGGTCGGCCGCGGCCCGCATCTCCACGGTCACAGCTGTATAGCGCCGTTCGACGTCGGTCACGGCTTCCTCCTTATTGGTGCCCGAGCAGGTGCACGGGCGGGCTCACAGGCGCAGGCGGCAGCGTGTACCGGTCTTCCCGGACAGGCGCCTGCGCAGGCTGAATGGTGTCGCCGCCGTCGATCGGCGGGAGGCCTTCGATCTTGCGGACTTCGTTGATGGTCATCCACCGGGCGTTCAGCGCCATCTGATGCGCCTCGTACCGGGTTTTCGTGTCGCCCCGCAGCAGCGCATCAGGGTTGAACTCCGTGTACTGCCGTTCCGGCAGGAGAAGATCGAAGTTGTCTTCGAGGAGTTCCAGCCAGGGACGGATCGTCAGCTTGTACAGCGACAGGCCGTCCATGACCGGGTTGTCGTACGTCAGGGACCCACCGGATTCGCCGCCGACCATCTCCGGCGGGATGCCGTAGATCGTCGCCATCTGCGTCGCGTTCAACTTCATCGTCTGAATGAACTGCGACTCCTCAGGGGAGACCTGCAGCGACTCGTACTGCCAGTCAGCGCCGAACACCAACGGCTTCCGGCGTTTGATCGCCGCGTCAAGACGCTGCGACACCGCCTCAGCCTGGTCAGTGGTGAGCGTCCGCTGCTTGTTCTGGAACGTTCCCGGGGGCGTACCGCCGTGCTCGAACCAAGTCGCGCCGTAGTTCGTGGCCTCAAGGCCGATCCCGATCGACCGGGCGAACTGCCCGATCGGCGACAGCCCCTTGACCTTGCCCGGCTCGAGGAACCAAGCGAGGTGGAACATGTTCTCCCGAGGGACCTCCTGGCCGCGCCAGTAGTACCGCGGGAGCGTCGGCATCGACTCATCCACGAACACCTCGTCGGGGTGCAGCCACTCGACCTGGGTCGCGAAGCCGAACCCGTCACGGGCCACGATCAGCCCGTAGGCGTTGCCGCGCATTGCCAGCGACACGACGCACTGCTTCACCCACCGGTCCGTCGTGCCAACCGCGGCCGGACGAGTGAACAAGCTCCGACGGACTCTTACTGGGGAGTCGCCGTTCTCCCTCCACACCTGGAGCGGGAGTGACGAGATCTGCTCCGACAGCAATCGGACGCACGCGAAGTACGGGATCAACGACAGGGCCGCCGAGGAGTTCACCGCCGACAGGGAATCCCCGCCGTGGCTCCACGGCAGCGACGTGATCGCCCGCTGAGCGACACCGAGCATCCGCTTCGCGTATCTACTGAATCGCCTGAGTGGATGCATCGTCACCTCCTTAGAACCCGATCGAATCCATGACGTCGTAATTGGCGTCCTCGACGAGGTGCGCGCGCGTCTCGTACACGTAGCGGGCCAGCGTGCCCGCGACCAGCGGAGAGATGTCGATGCCGGAAACCTTCCGGCCCCAACCCCACGCCTCGCCGAGGGGGCGGGTCTTCGCGCCGGCGACCGCGGTGTTCAGCTGCGTCTGGTCGATGTGCCGCACCATGCCCTGAGTGATCGCGTCGATGAGCTGACCGCATGAGGCCGCCACTTCGGACGCCGTCGGGATCAGCAGTTCCCCGAACACGGGATTCTCAGGGTCGACGGGTTTCGCGAAGCCCTGCTTTTCCAGTTCGGTCAGCAGCGACCCAGCGGGCCCCTTCGCGTCAATGCCGATCGCGACCGGCTTCCAACGGTCTCGCAACGCCACCAGCCGGCGGATGACCCAGTCGGTGCCGGGCGCGTGCGCGACGACTTCCATGTGACCGATGCCGTCGTCGCGGAGCCCGTACGCGGCAATGCAGGCGTAGTCCCGTGAAGGGGTGATGTCCACTGCCAGAGCGATCGCCCCCGGGAGGGCCGAGTCGACATCGGCCAGGCGTCCCCACTGTTCCGGGTCGATAACTGAACCGCCCGACGACGCCGGCCACACGCCGAGACGTTCGCGAGCGAACTCCTCGGGCGGGAGCGCGTCGGCTTCCTTCTCCACGAACGACTCTGAGATGCGGATCCCCAGGGCGGGGTTCGTCTCGTACCACAGGTCACGGTCGAGGACCGAGTCCTTGAGCGTCGGGGACACCATGTTCAGGTCGGCGCCCCAGTCGAGGTACGCCAGGCCTGGAGACCCGGCCTTGCCTCGCTTCCGCAGCTCACACAGGAACGCTGCAGCGTCTTTCGGCGGCGTCGAGTAGTAGTTCACCTGCGGGTTCGGCCGAGCCGACAATGTCGGCAGGAGCGCCGCCATCTGGTCCGACGTCAGCGCGTACGCCTCGTCGAGGATGACCCGGTCCGCCGAGAACCCGCGGCCTGAACCACCAGACCGGGCAACGAATCGGAGCCGCTGCCCCGTAAGAAGCTGAATGCCTTCCTCGCCGTGCGCCTGGGTGACCTTCCGTACCTTCTTGCGAAGATCATCGGTGTTCGTCACCAGCGCCAGAACCCGCTGGAAAGCCTCCTGAGCGGTCTTGAACTCGTGAGCACTGTGGAGAATCAGCTGCTCTCCGGCCACAAACAGGCCGAAAAGCTCCGTGGCCTCGATGATCCCGCCCTTGCCGTTCTGGCGAGGCACGATCACACCAGTCTCCATCGCCGCCCACGAACCGTCGGCGGCTTCGCCAAGCACGTCCTCCACGGCGTACTGCTGCCACGGGTCCAGAATCAGCCCCGCGGCCTCAGCCTGCTCGATCGCTTCGCCGCCGGCGCTACTCGCCCGCGGCGGGACGCTCCTGAGCCTTGGCCTCTGTGATCCGCGCTTGACGTCGAGCTGCGAGGTCATCGGAGGTCGAGACCTCCTTGCCCGTCGGGATCTGCTCGAGCTCGCGCATGACTTCGCGGAGTTCCTTCGACAGGGGGGCGGCATCGCGCCCTTCGGAGGCGGCGAGGCGTTCAGCGAGTGCGTCTCGCATCAGTTCTAGGGACTTTCGGCGGTCGCCGGCAGCGACCACTTCAACCAGCTGTTCGGAGGGCATCGGCACCTCCCGGCTAGCCGTGTGAAAGTGCGGGGAGAGAAACGGGAGGCTGGGGGCGGTGTCTCCTGCTTGCCCTATTTAAAAAGTGAATGTCCGTTTTGAATGTCTGGTTTGTGCTACCAGTCGCGGGAGGTTCGCACAGGCGCAGTTGAGGCTCGATTGCCTCGTGTCTGGTTGCACGCGAGCCCGCATGTCGGGCATCCGTCTACTCCGTGGGCTGGGCGCATCAGGTGGGGGTCGACTGGTTGGTGTGGGTTGAGGCTGACGGGTTCGAGATGGTCCGCATCGGTTGCGCCTTCGTGTCCGCATAGGTGGCAGGTGGTGCCGTAGACCTGGAACATGGTGGCCCTGGCTTGGCGGTAGCGGTGTCCGGTGCGGTGTGGTGAGCGGGGCATGGTGCGCCTCCGGTCAGGTCGTGGTGTCCTCGTGCCCGTCTGGCGTGGTGTGTTCGCCGTCCCTGTGTATGGGGCAGGCGTCCCACCCCTCCGGGTTGGAGCAGGGGCAGGGCTCTTGTCCTGCCTTGGCTTCGAGGTGGTGGGTGAGCGTGGCCTTGATGGTGTCGTCCTTCGTGGTGCGGATGACTACCCCTGCTGCCAGTGCTGGGTGGGTGTGGGCGTTGGCTGCCATGGTGACGAGTGGCTTGATGGTGTCCCAGTCGAGGCCGTGGAGGAACCGGGCCCATGCCTTGGCTTGCGGCCCAGTAGCGCCGGCTCTGGTGCAGTGAGCGGTGATGACCTTGAGTGTGGGCGTGGTCATCGGTGTCTCCGTCGGTCAGAGGGCCGTGATGGTGGGGAGGGTGTAGGCCAGGAGTGCGAGGCCTGCGCCAAGGGTGGCGAGTGAGACGCGGGTGCGTACGCCGAATGCTGCTACGAGGATGAGGACTACTGCGGTGATGTACAGGAGTCCTTGGATGGTGCCCATGTTCGCCTCCTAGATCGTGGCGAGAACACGACGAAGGCCACCCCTTCAGAGTGGCCTTCAGGTGCACAGTATCCAATTCAACTATTACTTTCGCACACGCCACCGGCCGTTGTCAAGTCGGACCGTTCCGTTCCGTTCGGCCTCGGTCAACTCCTCATCCACACGCAGCGCGTTGAAGAACATCGTGGGGCGGCCGCGGCCCTTGCGGCTGCGCCTACCGAGGGGAACAATGATGCCCTTGCTTACCAGCAATCTGACGTAGGCGGGGGTGCAGTTCAGGTGCGCCGCAAGGGCCTCCGTGTCCACCTCCACCACTCCAGTGAGAACGCTCATGGCTTCCATGTCCTCCGCAGCTCGTTGATGTGCTCTACCAACTCTCCTTCGAGGCGGAACCACTCGCCGACGACCCTGAGGTCTGCAAACTGGCGGTGGCGCTGCTTCTCGGTGGCAGTACCGCCGGGCTCGGTCGCCAGCACGCGCTCGGGGGAGATCTGCTTGACCCGATTGCGCAGATCGCCGCTGGTGCCGATCTTGACTCGGTTGCCGAGCTGCATGTAGTAGACGACCGAGGTTCGCTCCTCGACCTTCCCGCTGCCCGTGACCACCAGTTCCGATCCGACCTGGGGATCACGGTCCTTTCGCTTAGATTCTGCGGCGTCGCGCTCTCGAACATCCGTGATCACGTTGCTGAGGATTTCGTCGTTCAGCTCCACTCCGAAGCGCTGAAGCTTCGGGAGTTCCAGGAGCACTCGCCCGAAGACCTCGTCGTCCTTGTCGATCAGGGTAAGGAGCCGGTTCACGACCTCATGCTGGCGTCCACTCATGCCGCTCTCCCCATGTCCTTGGCCCACTGGCGCCCGAAGGTCATCCACTGATCCGCAGGAACGTAGTGGTCGCCGTCGTGGTCGCATACCAGTTCACTAGGCAGAAGGCTATCCGTGCGGCGCAGGATCGTCCACAAGCTCCCGGGACACGGAGCATCATCCTCGACGGCCTCCTTGCACCCGACGGGATTTCCCGAGGGGTCCTTCAGCTGGTACCGCCGCGCCCCGGTGGGCTGTGTCAGGCGGAACGCCTCGGACGCGGTGTCGCGCAGCTCCTCGGAGAGGTCGCCGGCTGCGGGATGCGCGGCGATCCAGGAGGCGTTGGCGGCCACGTACCGCGCGAGGGCGGGGACGCGGTCGTCTGGCAGGCCGAACCCTCGCTCCTCGGCGATCATCTTGACAATGGCAACCAATCGGTGCTTGATGATTGCCCGCATCTCGGCGGCCCGGTCGTTCAACTGC